ATTTTAAAATATCTTCTTGCCTTTTATCGGTAATATAAGCTGTTTTATACACTGTTGTTGGCAATTTTTCTGGTATATCTATATACACATTCCCGTCTTCTAATAATTTAATACGTACGTTGTTTATTGTAGTATCTAAGTACTTGTATCCACCTTTTATAAAAATGGTTTTAATAACATCCTTACCACGTATAGTATCTACTTTAACGTCTATAACGGTATCTGTTACACACGGGTTTAACTGTGCCCAAATATGACCAACACTATCAAATGCTGGTTTATTGGTTAATACAATTTGTTTTGATCGTTCAATTTTTTTTTGTGGGCTGCATGCCGTTATTAGCACAAAAGCCATTACTAGTAATCGCGTCATTAGGTTCTTTTTTTGCAAATTGCCCTTTTGAGTTAGAAAATATATTTTTTATTAGATAGGATAATGCTGTAATCAAACCTGCTTTTGAGGCAAGTAACAGTTGTTCTTTATTGGGTAAAGTACCAGCATCTAGTACAGTTATTAAGCTGGTAATAGCTGTTGTAAAAAATGCTAATAAAAAAGCATAAGCATAGTCTCTTATTTTTAAAGTAAATAAAGTTGTTTGTTTCATTTTCTGTCTTGTTTGTTTTGTAGTATGATAAGTATTTGTTTTATATCTGACTTCATTTCCTTTTTATCCTCTCTATATTCTTGCATGGATTGTTCTATAAATTTTATACGTTGTTCGTGGTTTTCGAACAATTTTGCTTTCTCTTCTGTTTTTTCTTCCATTGTTTTTGTAGCCATCATATAAAATCCTGCTATTCCTATCATTGTTCCAATAAATGATAAAAAAAGATGCCACCATTGAACAGGTTTTGTCATTTTTTGTATTTTATTTTCTGTGTAATCTGTATTTGTTATACTCTTTGATACTGCTATACCCTGCATAAATTATAATTGATAAGTAACATAATCCATAAATAATACCTGCATGCCTATGGTTTAACCAGTAGCACAATAGGTCTATTATTCTAAATATTAAGAAAAGAAGGATAAGCCATTTCCAAAATTTGTTTCTTTTTCGCTCTCTTGTATACCATACCCATAAAAATATTATCCATATTAATGCTTCAGATGTGTCTTTTGCATACCATGTAACTGCTTGTTTTATATCTGTTAATAAAAACCAGCTTTTCTCATTTTTATAGGGTGTTTTGAATAGCATATACGATTCCCCTAATGGAAGAGAAAATATAAGCAATAAGGGTAAAAGAATCTTTTTAAGCATCTAATGGGTCTGGTCTTGGTTCTGTTGGGTCGCTTTCAATAGCTGCTACAAAAAAATTTACTTTGCATGTTGGAAACTTATCTTTAATTTCTTCTACGAATTTTTTGGATAAGTCAATAGTATATTCATTTTCATCAACATTAATGGTAATAAATATTTTACGATTTTTTGTTTGTACTTGTTTCATAATTTTGGTAATCCTTCTTCTGTTTTATAATATACTCCTGTGTTGTTGTTTATAGCGGTAGCATATTTTATACCGCTTAAAGTGGTTGTTCTATTGGTTTGCTCATCTACTATTAAGGTTTCATCGTAATTAAAAGCTTGCCCTGTTTTGGGTGTATAGTTTGCATTGGGTATGTTGTTATCTATCAATAGTTTATAAAAAAAATCTAGTGAACCGTATGTGTTTAAGCATACATCAAATAAGGTCGATCCGTCTACTGCGTAAAATATACTCATGGTATTTGTATGTTAGGGTCTACGGTTAAAAGTCCATTTTCTATGGTTACAATAGGGTTGTTTACAACATATCCATCCGATTGTAATTCTATACGTATTTTTCTGCTTATCTCTGGAAGTACAGCTGGTGATTGTTCGTAGTTTAATATACCTACCCCATCTAATGGGTTTTGTTTCCACCATCCAGGGAATGCCGCTGTAGTATCTATAATATGTTGTTGGTCGCTTTGTGCAATTACAAAGTCTCCATCTCTTAAAAAGATATCGTTGTTTTTTAGGGCTATATCGTATCTAACTGCCATGGTTTATCTTAGTGTTTTCAATATCATTCCTATTAGTAGGTGTTAATGACCCTGTAATAGTACTTGCAGTAGGAAGACCATTGCCTGGATGGCTATGGGCGTTGTACGCCGTTATAATACTGTTTACCTTGTTTTCTAAATTGTTTAGTTTTGTAACTAAGTCGATAACCTTTACTAATCCACCATAAGCACCGTCGTTAAGTGTTATAGTATTTGATGCTACTAAATACACAAATTCAATATCACTAGTAAGTACAATATATGGCGGTACATAATCTTTACTTGAATAGCAAACAATCACTTCGCTACCTTGCTTTGGTATTAATAATAGCCCATCCCCAATACCAGCTTGTAGCTTTACATTTGGTATTAGGCTTTGCTGCTCTCCAGTGTTTAGTAATACTTCACAGGTTTCATTATTCGTATCAACAGAATCTACCGTACCATACGCATATAAAACGTTATCTTTTAAAAACGTTCCTGCCATTTTTTGTACAGCTGTTATAATGGTTCTGTTACTCATATTTTTTATCCTCCACTAGCTTGTGCAGATGGAATGATTTTACCTTTTGCATCTAATTGAAATATTAAATAATCTAATTCTATAATTTGCCTATGCCCATCTATACCACCTGTATACTCAACTCCTTTTACTTTATACCTACCATTTCTTTCGGGTAGTTTATCATCTAGTAGGTTTACATTGTCCCCTAACTTTATAAACGGTATGGCAAATGTGGTAAATTTTCCTTTAAACCCTGTGTAGTAATATTTTTTTAGCTGGTCTACACCTTTGCTAAAAAGATCGGTTACACTTTTAACGTTGTTAAAATAAAACGTTCTTCTTTCTCCTTGTACATTTTCTGGAAAACTTTTATTACTTGTCTTTTCAACATACTTAAACGTTCCTTTTCTGTCTGTATATACTAGTATTTCTAATCGCTTGCTGGTTGTTTTTTTTCTTCCTCTTTTAGTTGTTCCGGATAATTCAAATTTGTTTACGGAATAGCAAATAGCACTTAGTACTACATCATCTTTTCTAGTATATTCTAAATCGTCTGAAATAATGTTTTGCTGAAATTTAAAAGTGCTTTCTACTGACTCTGCGTCTATGTACACTTTACTTCCAGTTCTTAATTCATTACCTCTGAAATAAGCCTCTAAATGATAGTCTTTTCTAACCCTTTCAATTACCTGTGCAACGGTTTCGTAGCTTTCTAACCTAAAATCTCCTATGTTCGTTTGGGTTAATGCATTTACGGTAAATGGAGTTGTTTTCATCAATTCCCGTAATACATTTTCCCAAGTGTATGTAGATGCTCTAAATAATCCATTATCACCCCCTTCTGCTGGTAATTGTTTTAGCTTCCACATATTATCTTCACACTCTAGTTCTATAGGTTTTTTGCTTATTACTTTAGAAATATACCCTGTAAATATTGGCTGTTTGGGTAAATCTAAAAAGTCGTTTCCTAGCTTGTCTGGGTATATGTATCCAAAGTTTATAGTAACTGCATCCCCTCTTAAAAATAATGGCGTTTCTTTATCAAATCCTCCTATGCTTTGGTTTACGCCTCCTAGTGGAAATAATTTACCATCTTTATCCCTTATGGATATGTTTTTAGGTACTGTTATAGTTGCCTTATTGGTTAAGTCTTCCCAATTATTGTTGGCTGTAAAAGAGCTTACGAAATCAAATAGTAATAACTTATCCCTCTTTTTACCAGTGTAAGAGGTTGTTATTTGTTGTATGGTTATTTTTGTTACACATCTATACAGCACTGTTTGATATTTTTAATTCTACTGGGGAATCCGAAACACAGTTTATAGTGAATTTTTCTTGGCTGTAGCTTCCTTCTTCTTGTCCAAAACTAGCATCCATTACTACTACATCTGTTATCCCTATGTTTTGTAAATAGTTGCTTACTATACCTTTTGAAACGGGTGCTTTTATCCAATTGTTTATTTTTGATACGATGTCTCTTGGATAAGAACCATTTTTTGCAGTTACTATTCCATTTATAGTTATTTGTGCATCATCCTGCCCTATGTATTCTTTAACCGT